TTTATGACCTAGAACAAATTGTATTTTGTGCGCCGTTGTAATGACTGTTGTGGCAAGTTTATCTGCATCAGGGTAATCGGTACGCGCCCACTCAGAACGCTTTAAGATGTATTCAACCGTCATGGTAATTTTGTTTAACTCTTCACCGCGAAATGTAATGCGGGTTTCCTGGCGTATAGAGCGCATTTTAGTTTCATGTTCCATAAGTGGCCGACTAATCCCTCCGGTGCGTAGGTGTAGCGTTTCTAACTTTACAGGAATGGGTGATGACTCACCGCTTCCCGACACGCGTTCACCGTAACCTTTAGTGGGTAAAAGTTCAGACTCAAGTTCTGTATAGCAAGCAGGAAACTTCTCTAGTTGCGACATGGCGTATTGCCAGCAGTTATCGCAAATTGAGTAATCCTGAAACTTTTTACAGTTGGCACATTTCATTTATTGCGTTTAGCCTTAAATGCCTCTACCTGTTCGCGGCTATAAAAGACAAGCTTGCCTTCTTTTTTTACCCAACGCAAATGACCGCGATGTTGTATTTGGTGAAGGTTGTTGTGGGTAATGCTAAGAAGTTCGCATACCTCTTTAGAGGTTAGGAGTTCCAAAATGAGTCTGTTTCAGCCTGTGGCTTAGGTTGTGCGTATTTTGCTTTAGGTTTAACTCCCCACTCTTCAGCCTTGATTTCAATACCTACCTTGGTTGTTCCATCTTTGGCTTGATAAGTTGAAACCTTAAGTTTTCCAATAACAGTAACTTTGTCACCTTTTTTAATTTCAGTTGCGCTTTCGGCATCTTTACCTGATATAGAAATGCGATACCAAACAGTTTCGCCATCTACCCATTCGCTACCTCTGCGTTCGCGTGGGGTTTCAGCTAATGAAAATGATGTAACGGCAAACTCACCGTTAGCGCCTTTAATAAATTTAATTTCGGCATCTGTGCCGACATTGCCTGTTACTTCAACTCTTGCCATGATTCGCCCTCTATATCTATGTAGTTGCCTTCATTGTCTAGTCTAACAATCCTACTATCAGGCAGGTGTAACGGGTATTTCTCCGTATCTCCATAAGTAGGAACCATCCACCCCTTGACCGTAGCCTTCGTTGGGTTGAGGTGGATGGAATCTGTGCCTAAATTGTGGCAGGGATGGCATACGCCAACAAGATTGCTGACCTCATCCTTGCCCCCTCGACTTTTTAATTTGCGGTGATGAAGGGCTAAATCCGATGACGGCTTACCGCATCTCTCACAATAACCATTTGCCCTGGCTAATACTGTTTCAGCTATTTTACTGTCCATCGCTCCTGCTCAAAATAAATAAATGGTGCTGCCGTGTATGGGTCTTTATCGGCGGCTATCTCTAACGCTTTCTTAATGCTCGCGCCAGCTTTAAGAGCGCCAATAGCCAGCGAACTTCCGCTTCCAATGCCGTATATGCCATCAGAATCAAGACAAACGGCAAAATCATCAGCAATGTCAAAAACCTCGCCACCAATCGCAATAAGAAAAGCAAACTTAGTTTCATCATCTTTATCATCATCCCATTTGTAGTCATTATCTTTGAAGCATTGTTTCATTGACGGCACAACTCGGCTAACAATAAAATGATACAAGTCTGCTCTGTCTGCTGCGATTGGTGCAGGTGGTTTCCAAATGTGCTGAATGATGTCGCAAGCCGCGCTCTCTCCGGCTCCCGCAATAATGTATGGGCCGCGTTCAACAATTTTTGCCATTTGTGGATGTGAATACTTGCGAGTAGCTGTTACTAAAGAGTCTGCGGCAATATGAACTCTAGTAGGAGTTATCTTGGCTAAGATTGTGGTCACGCGGTTATCTTACACCATTGTAATTTAAGTGAGGGGGGAGCGGCTTGCGCTCAACCCCCTCGTATTCATACTAGGAACGGCTAGTATGAAATCTAGTACCAACCATGATTAAGATGGAAGGCGTAGGCTTGGCATGAATTTCCATACCGAACCTTGATATATCTAAGCCCCGCTTGTACCTGGATAATTGGGTTAGTCGTTTTGATATAACCGTAATTTTCCCAAGTGTGCGGCATAAACTGAAAAATACCAAAAGCCCCTGAACTATGGTTTCTAGCCCTAGTATTCCAATGGCTCTCAAGTCGTATCAGTTTATCCAGGCAACTGAACTCTTTAGAAGGTACAAGAGTTTTGGCATAAGCGCGAGGCTGATGTCCAAATTTCTCTATTAGCTTCATCTGAGGTTCAAGAGCTATGGCTGGTGTTGCAAACGCTATTCCTACCGCAAGTGCGGCTATTAAAAGGAAGCGCCTCTTTAACTCTATTAGTAGCCAATCTCTCCCCTGACTAGAACTTCGATGGCTGTGCCTCCGTTGTTAAGTGCGTTCATTTCTGAACCTCCTTAGTTGTCGGTTGGGTTTATTATAGCAAGTCCGTGTTTGGCGTAACCCTCAATGTCTAGCCAAGAGTCCTCATGCTCAGGATTTGCGCTTAATCGGACTAATTTAAGGGCAATCATCATTTGGGCAACCTGTTCAGGCTCAATGACTATTTTTTGGTCAAGAACAAGGCTCCACATAAGCCCAATCTTAGTAAAGTTTTCCTTGGCATCGCCATACTGCTCTTGGCGTTCAGCAAGGATGTGTTCAATCATTTCAAACCTTCTTCAATGGCTTGAATAGTCGGGCAGGGGTAAAAATGTTCTTTAGCAATTTTGCTATTTAGACAATGAGAACATATCATTATTTTGAAATAATTTTCAAAAGGTTTATGCAATTCAACTACTGCGCGAAGAGCAATCCATTCTTTACATACCTGTAAAACTCCATCATAAGATTTAATTTCTTTATTTATTTTTTTTAATAATTTATTATATGTCATTTTTCTATCCCTATAAAGAATTTAATTAAATCTATATCCCATCCAAAACGGTCAATCCTAAGCCCAAGAGCTATGCCTCTAAGCCGACCATAGTGAAGCCAATACTTGCCAATTCTGCGTTCTTGCATTTTACCCTCCGTAAATACTTGTAATAGCTGACAATAAATCAACAATGCTTTCTTCTAACAACATAAGAAACTCTAAGTCATTCATGGCTTGCCGCCCCATCCTCCACCGCGAAAGACAATCCCCGGTGGCGTGTTAAATTGTTTATTCATTTGTTGCCCACATTGAGGACAGTTAGGTATTGAACTATCTTCAAAGGATTGATACAACTCAATCATAGATTGGTCTGCGGGACATCGGTATTCGTACTGAGGCATTAGAAAAGTCCTACCTTTTCTATCTCTGAAACAACCCACACAATGCAATCGTTTCCATTTTGGTTTTGTCGAGTTTTGCCTGACTCATAAATCAAGTCATCCTTGAGTAGAGATAGGCGAGTAGGGCGAAGGGTGTCACCTGGCATATTAAGTGCGGCTTGTATTTCTTGGTCAGTAGCTCCGCGCTCTTGTTGGTCAAGAATGTATTGATATACCTTGGCGCGCTTAGAGCCAAAGGTAGGCAATGCTTTTTTGTGCGCTGCTTCGGATGTCGCTCTCATTGAGGTAACCCATATCTCACTATGGCAATCGCAGCCATTTTTGTACGCTTAGATGCAGCAAACCAATCAGATGAAATGCTTGTTGGCGTTTCAAGTTCTTCAAGGTCTTTGGCAATTTTTTCACGCAAAGATTTTTCAATATCATTTATTCCACTCATTTTTCCCCCAAGGCAATCTGAGCGCAAGCATCTTGAACCATTAGGGCAACATTATCTATCCCTAACTTTACAAGCTGTTTGCGATTAGTGGTAAGTGGCATAGCGCAGATTTTCTCGTAGATGTCGAGTCTGATCTGAGCCTCAAGTGTCGTAATGACTTTTTTGGCAAGTTCCTGACCTTCGGGCGTATCAAGGATTAACTGCCCATCCTTAACGCTCCAATGGTTTTCTTTACAAATTATCTTCATCAAAAGGCCCTTCCATGCTTGTTGAAATTAAAAAGATAGCGGTGACAAGAGTAACTGCTATGGCGATTATCATGCTTGGCGCTCCCATGTGTAATTGCAATGAGGGCAAAGGGTGTAAAGATAACCGGCAAAAATCTCGCCATCATCTTCGTAAGGTTTATCGCAGCTTGGGCAATCTACCTCAACTGAACCTGCGTAAACTCCGCGCATTAGTTCACCCACCTATCAATATCGTAGTTGGTGAAGATAGACCAAGTGCCTAAAGTAA